GAACTAAATGACCATTAAACTGATGCTCCTTAAAACAGGAGAGACTATAATTACTGATGCAAAAGAACTAGTTTCTGATGAGGTTGTATGTGGATATTTTTTGGCAAATCCACATTTTGTTCAAACAAAAGAAAAAATGGTACTTACAGAAAGTGATACAGGAAAATCTAATTATGAAATTGATGTAGTTCTTACTCCTTGGTTAATCCTATCAAAAGATAAAGAATTTCTTGTAGCGAAAGAATATATTGCTACTATTTGTGATCCAATCGATTCGGTTGAAAAAATGTATAGGGAAAAAACTGGAACTGTGTTGGAAGTTAGTGAAACGGAGGTTATTTAAAATGAGTGATAGAATTGTAAAATGCATTTTAATCGGTATTGATGTTATTCTCATTACTGAAATTGAGGAATTGATGGCAGACATTGGTGAACCTGATTGTAAACTTATTAATCCTTACCGATTCTATAATTTGGATAAAATGGAACCCTGGATTCAATCATCAAATCAAAAGGAATATATGGTAAGATCTAGTGATATTTTAACTATTGCAGATCCAACTTCCGAAGTTATTGAAAAGTATCTTGAACTAACTGCCTGATGAGATTTTATACAAACGTTCAAATGGTCGGGGACCACTTCTTGGTTCGTGGTTATGAAGATGGTAGACACTTTATGACCCGTGAGAAGTTTAACCCGACTCTTTTTGTCCCTTCACAAAAGAAAACTAAATATCAGACTTTGAGTGGTGAATATGTAGAATCAGTTCAACCTGGTTCTGTTCGTGATTGTCGTGAGTTTATTAAAAAGTATGAGGGTGTAGAAAATTTTAAAATCTATGGCAATAGTCAATACATCTATCAGTATATCTCTGAGATGTATCCAGAGGAAGAGTTGAAGTTTGATATTAGTAAAGTAAAAGTTACCACTTTGGACATTGAAGTTGCATCGGAGAATGGATTCCCTGATGTAGAGTCCGCTGCGGAAGAAGTTTTGCTGATCACTATTCAGGATTACTCTACAAAGCAAATTAATACTTGGGGGTTGGGACCATTTAAAGGTAATCAGAATAATGTTAGATACAGATCTTTTTCAACTGAATATGATTTGTTAAATGATTTTATCAATTGGTGGATGATTGAATCCAATACACCAGAGGTTGTAACTGGGTGGAATAGTAAACTGTACGATATTCCTTATCTTGTTAGGCGTATTGATCGTGTTCTTGGTGAGAAACTGATGAAACGTTTGTCACCTTGGGGATTAGTTACTGAGGATGAAACTTATATTTCTGGTAGAAAGCACGTTTGTTATGATGTTGGTGGTATTTCTCAGTTAGACTATCTTGACCTTTATAAAAAGTTTACTTATAAGGCACAGGAATCATATCGTCTGGATTACATTGCCGAAGTTGAACTGGGGCAAAAGAAATTGGATCACTCTGAGTTTGATACCTTCAAGGATTTCTATACAAAGGGTTGGCAAAAGTTTGTAGAGTACAACATTAAGGACGTGGAACTTGTTGACCGAATGGAAGACAAGATGAAACTGATTGAACTTGCTCTCACGATGGCATATGACGCCAAAGCGAACTATGAGGATGTATTTTCTCAGGTTCGGATGTGGGATACTATTATCTACAACTATCTTAAAAAGAGGAATATTGTGATTCCTCCAAAGGAGCGTTCTGATAAAGATTCTAAGTATGCTGGTGCATATGTAAAAGAACCTATTCCTGGAAAGTATGATTGGGTCGTATCTTTCGACCTTAACTCACTGTATCCTCACCTGATTATGCAGTACAATATTTCACCAGAAACTCTTCTGGATGAAAGGCATCCCTCTGCAACGGTTGATAAGATTCTGAATCAGGAAATCACGTTTGAAATGTATAAGGACAAGGCAGTTTGTGCAAACGGAGCAATGTTCCGCAAGGATGTTCGTGGATTTTTGCCAGAGTTGATGGAGAAGATCTACAAAGATCGCACCATTTATAAAAAGAAAATGCTTGCTGCTAAACAGGAGTATGAAAAGAAAAAGACCAAAGAGTTGGAAAAAGAGATTGCAAGATGCAATAACATTCAAATGGCAAGGAAGATTCAACTTAACTCTGCTTATGGTGCTATCGGCAATCAGTATTTTCGTTATTACAAACTAGCAAATGCTGAGGCAATTACCTTATCTGGTCAGGTTTCTATCCGTTGGATTGAGAATAAGGTAAATGCTTATATTAATAAAATTTTGAAAACTGATGGAGTTGATTATGTTATTGCTTCTGATACTGATTCCATTTATCTTAATATGGGTCCTTTGGTTGAAACTGTATACAAGGGAAGAGAGAAAACTACTCAAAGCGTTGTTTCGTTCCTTGATAAGGTCTGTAAGGTGGAATTTGAAAAGTATATTGAAAGTTGCTACCAAGAACTGGCTGAGTATGTAAATGCTTATGACCAGAAGATGCAGATGAAGCGTGAGAACATTGCTGAGCGTGGAATCTGGACTGCCAAGAAACGATACATTCTGAATGTCTGGGACAGTGAAGGTGTTCGTTATGATGAACCTAAACTTAAAATGATGGGTATTGAGGCGGTCAAGTCTTCTACACCAGCACCGTGCCGCAAGATGATTAAGGATGGTCTCAAATTGATGATGAGTGGCACCGAAGAAGATGTAATTAACTTTATTGATAAGTGTCGTGAAGAGTTTAAATCTTTACCGCCAGAACAAATTGCTTTTCCAAGGACTGCTTCTGATGTTCGTAAGTATCACTCAGCATCAGATATCTACAACAAGGGGACACCTATTCATATTCGTGGAGCACTTCTCTTTAATCATTACGTAAAGGAGAAAAAACTTACCAATAAGTATTCTCTTATTGCTAATGGTGAGAAGATTAAGTTTGTGTATTTGAAGAAACCTAATATTATACAAGAGAATATTATTTCGTTCATTCAAGATTTTCCAAAGGAACTTGGTCTTGACAAATACATCGACTATGAACTACAATTTGAAAAGAGTTTTGTAGAACCGCTTAAATCTATCCTTGATTCTATTGGATGGAATGTGGAAAAAACTGTAAACCTTGAACTATTTTTTGCCTAATGGATTTGCCTATTAATGATGAAGAACTGAAAAAAATTGTAAATGCACTTGGTTTTGGGGGTGATTCTGCTTTATATCATAAACTAAAATTGGTAAAAGAACTTCGAGAACAAGGTTTACCTTATAAAAAAATACTTCGTGAAGAATACGGGATGGTGTGCTGATGGACTTTTTAAAAGAAATTGTAAAAGAAGTTGGTGGTGAGTATACTAAACTTGCCTCCGATATTGATGAGACTGAGACTTATGTTGATACAGGTTCATACATTTTTAATGCACTGGTTTCAGGTAGTGTATTTGGCGGTGTATCTGGGAATAAGATTACTGCTATTGCTGGAGAGTCTTCTACTGGAAAGACTTTTTTCTCTCTCGCCGTGGTTAAGAACTTTCTTGATACTCATGCCGATGGTTATTGTCTCTACTTTGACACTGAGGCTGCTATCACTAAATCTCTTTTAGAATCTCGTGGAATTGATACTTCTCGTCTTGTGGTTGTCAATGTTGTTACTATTGAAGAGTTTCGTGGAAAAGCACTCAAGGCAGTAGATATTTACTTAAAAAAACCTGAAGGAGAACGCAAACCTTGTATGTTTGTGCTAGACTCTTTGGGGATGCTCTCAACTGAGAAAGAAATCACTGATGCACTAAACGACAAACAAGTTCGTGATATGACTAAATCTCAACTTGTGAAAGGTGCTTTCCGTATGCTCACACTTAAGTTGGGGCAAGCAAACATTCCAATGATTGTAACCAATCACACTTATGACGTTATTGGTGCTTACGTTCCTACTAAGGAGATGGGTGGTGGTAGTGGTCTCAAGTACGCTGCTTCTACTATCATTTATCTCAGTAAGAAAAAGGAAAAGGATGGAACAGAAGTCATTGGAAATATTATCAAGGCAAAGACTGCTAAGTCGCGTTTAAGTAAAGAGAATCAAGATGTTGAAGTTCGTCTTTACTATGATGAACGTGGTCTTGATCGTTACTATGGTCTTCTTGAACTTGGTGAGCAGGCAGGAATGTGGAAGAACG